CTTTGAGCAGGGCCAGGCGGTTCGGGAGCTTGGCCAGAAGAGCCTGGCCACCGAGCAGCGCGTTCTGGAAGCGCAGGGCCGGCGGCATGAGTCTGAGATGCTCGCCATCGAGGAAGAGGTCAAGGCGGCAGAGAAGCTCTCCCGCCAGCAGGGGTTTAACGCGGAGCAAGCCCGGGCCGGAGCGGAGCGCCTGCGCCAGAGCCTGACCGCCGGTGCCGACTTCGATGAAGCTCAGCGCCAGGCGCGAGCCGCGCTGAATGACTTGGGCTTGGCGCGGCAGCAGATCGACGACCAGGTTAGGGCCGGACAGATCACTCAACTCGACGGGGAGACGAAGTTGCTTGCCCTCGAGCGTGAGCGGATCGTCGTCCTCCAGAACCTGGCTCGCTCTCTCCTGGCCGCGGCCGAGGCGACTGGCGACCCGGCGAAGATTGCCGAGGCCCGGGAGTTCGCCGCGGCGGTTGATCAGATCGAGGTCTCGGCCACCCACGCCGAGAACGCGATGGTCCGCTTCCGGGACGCCCTGGAGCAGTCGGGCCTCAAGGCGCTCGAGGACTTCTTCGCCGACGGGATCACAGAAGCCAAGAGTTTCGGAGATGCCGTCCGGCAGATGGCGCTCTCCGTGATTCAGAGCATCCGCCGGATCGCTGCCGAGCTTCTGGCGTCACGGATCCTACAGGGCATCCGCAGCATCTTCGGCGGCGGCAGTCTCCCGGGGAGCGGCGGCACCGAGGTTCCGAGCGGTCCCTTCTTCGCGGCCCAAGGCGGCCAGATCAAAAAGGCGCCTGTTCACCGCTTCTCCTCAGGCGGCCTCCTCAAGGGTCCCGGAACCGGAACCTCGGACAGCCTCCTCGCCATGACCTCCCAGGGCCGAGGCGTGCGGTTCTCGAATCACGAATTCGTCGTTCGTGAGCTCGTGACGCGCCAGCCCGGGGCCTTGGCCTTCCTGAATGATTTCAATCGCCACGGCATGAGGGCACTGAAGCCGATCGGGTCGGGCGTTCCGCGATTCGCCGAGGGAGGGCTCATCGATGAGGGCCTAAGCGCCAGCACACATGCTCCACGAGATGGCCGGCTCGTCGTGGAGCATTCCGAGGACGTGATCCTCCGGGTTCTGGAGAGCCCACCGGGGCAGCGGCTGGTCCTCCGCACGCTCGCTAGGAACCCGCGCGCTGTCCGACAGGCCACGAGGGCGAGGTAAGCCATGTGGGCAACCGGAACCGCGGCGGACTATCTGGACCTCCTGGACAAGCTCAACGACTTCCTGACCTTGAAGGGGAGTGCCTTCGGCCTTTCCTACGTCGGGACCGGTAACGGCACCTTCACGGCTTACAGCGGCGGAGCCTCTTCGGTTGCGGAGACGTTCACGATCACGGCCACCAGCGCCACGAACTGGACAGTCGTCGGGAGCATTTCCGGGAGCATCGGGCCGGCGACGACCGGCACGCCGTTTTCCCACGCCAAGCTCGTGTTCACGATCACAGCCGGTGGAACGGCGTTCGTGGCCGGCGATGTCTTCCTCATCTCGACCGCACCGAAGTGGACCAATCTGCGGAAGGCCAAGGGCTGCACGGTCACAGCGTCCCAATTCAACAGCGGAACGACGGCGGCCCAGAACGTAGTGGACGGGAAGCTTGCCTACAACCAGTCGAACTCCTGGCTGATCGCCTCCGGAGCCTTGGCCTCCGAATGGCTTCAGTTCGACTTCGTCGAACCAGAGACGTTCACCCAGTGGGCCATGATGGGTGGGACGTTCACCCCTGTGTGCGACCTCTTGCTTGAATACTGGGACGGCGCCGCCTGGCAGCAGATCGACCTCCGTCTCGCTCAGGATCTCTCGCAGGGCGAGATCCGGGTGTTTTCGGGCGGGGCCTTCCCTGCGGCCAGGACTCGCTACCGCCTCACCCAGACGCAGACCAGCACACCCGTGAACCGAGGCCTCGCTCAGATGTACCTCCGCCGTTCAGACAACGGCTACAACGCGGCCGTGGCCCAGTACGCTTGGAAGGCGCCCGGCAATGACGGCGACTCTGAGATCTTTGTCGGCGTTCATCCCCTACTCCGCCAGGACGCGGACTACTATAACTGGGAGATCGCCGCATTCGACGGCTGGAACGCGGCAGTCGACTTTCATGCCCAGGTCGGCTACCACGGCCGGGACTACCTGCCGCTCTGGAATCAGGCGCTCCCCTACTGGTTCGTGTGCAACGGGCGGTGCGCGAAGGTCATCGTCAAGATCGGCACGCAGTACGAGATGGCGTACCTGGGGTTCTACGACCCGTACCTCTCGCCCAATCAACTCCCGTACCCCATCGCGATCGGCGCGACGGTCGCCTTGGGCGATCCGTTCAAGGATCCCGGTCTGGGCGTGGATTTCTATTGGGACGACGCCCGGCTTCGCTACTCGAACTCCGGCAACACCCATCGCATGCCCACCCACTCCGACGATCAGGGGAGCGGCGGTTCTCAAACGGCCATGAAGTACCAGATGCGCCTTCGCCAGCTGGATGGGGTCTGGGTGGGCCTCATGGCCACCAGGACCGATAATTTCGCGTCACCCCCGTCGACGAACCAGGGCTTCATCTGGCCCTACGACGGCGATCTCAACAACTTGGACGTGAACCGGGACGGCAGCTACACCCGCTGGCCGGTCGTGCTGCTCCTCGAGGGTCCGAACGTCGTCGGCCAGCTTGACGGCGTGTCCGCCGTCACCGGCCAGGCGGTCACGGCTGAGACGATCCTGACCGAGGGACCGATTGGTCACCTCGTACTCCCCAACATCTTCCGCACGGACCGGAACGACTTCCTGGCCGTGGCATTGGACTGATCGATGGCCGCCGCCTATCAGACCGGGGTCGCGAGTTCGCCGGTCAACCTGCTTCAGACCCTGGTCTCGTTCCTCTCGACGCAGGGCTGGACGACCGATCAATCCGCGTCGAGCGGGAGCGGTTGGCGGGCGCATCTTCACAAGAACGGCCTCTACGTGAATCTCCGCGCCGCCATGAACGAAAACATCTGGCCGGCGCTCTCTGGTGGAAACCAGGAATCGAACCTCGGCTATGGGATCGGGCTCTACCTCGGAGACGGCTACTCCGGCGCCGCCGCCTGGTCGGCTCAGTCGGGACGGCCCACCCGGACCTCCGACGCGTCCACCCAGGGCTCCGGCATGAACCTCTACGCTGGCGCCGTTGCCGCCTATCACTTCTTCGACAACGGCGCGGATCACATCACGGTCGTCATCGAAAAGAGCCCTGGTCTCTTCGTCCACCTGGGCTGGGGCCCCACGATGGTCAAGACCGGCTTCAGCGCCGATTTCCCCTACTTCTTCGCCTCGAGCTCGATCTACCGGAACCTGGTCAATCCGCAAGGCTTCGGGAACGCTGGCATGGACCTGACCGCCGACTGTCCCATAGCGCACTCGGTCACGGAGTTCGTCGCCGGGCCCACGGCTTGCCTGGCCAACGCGTTCATTCGCGTCGATGCCGCGACCTTCTCCGGCCGGTGGATCAGCAACGTCGCGTCGGACACGAACGGCAACTATTACACCGGCCGGCATATGCGCTGCGCCTTGAACCGGCAGGGCTCCACCAGTTCGCTCCACATCGGGGAGTACCCGAACTACCGCTTTCTCTCCGGGCGGATCCACCAGGTGGCCTACACCGGGGCGCTTCTTCTCCCGCTTCACTCCTTCTGCAAGATGGACCCCTCCACTCGCTGGGCGCCGGTCGGCTACCCGCCCTCGGTCTTCTGGACGGAAGCCGTGGGACACGGGTTCGCCGCCGGCGAGGTCTATCAGGTCGGCGGCCTCGATTACATGCTCTTCCCCGACTTTGCGGTCTTCAAGGGAGCCTGATACATGCCCGCGGCGATCGCCACTCCCCCTTTTCGGAACCTGGACAACTTGGGCGTCGGCTCGATCGACCTGACCGGCGTCACTCTCGACGCACCGACGTCGCCGCGGTGGAACCTGATCGGAATCTCCTCAGCACTGAAGCGCCCCGCGCTGGCGGATCCCCACCCCTACCATTTCGCGTTCGGAGCCGCCCGGGGGCCGCAGCATGATCTCGCCTGCCTCGACCGTATCCATGTGATCCCGCGCCGAAAGGACTTCGGCGCCGTTCTGACCGATCAAGAACTTGAGGTCGAGGTCTGGAACGCCTTCATGGCCCGGGGCCGGGTGCTGGAAAACCTGACGATCGAGGGCCCGTCCGGCATCGAAGTAGACAATCCCTTGGGCCTCCCCACTCACTATCCCGCCTCGGAATCGAAGCTCTACACCGTCCGGGCCCTAGCCGAGGGCGATCCCCTGATCGACAACCTGGTGACCTGGTCGTTCATCGGGATTCCGATCATCGGCACCAACCTGAAGCTCACCGGCTTCCGTCTCATCCCCTTTGCTTTCGAGGCGGACTTTGGCGGCGCTCAGGTTGAGGCCGGAATCGAGCAGGAGTACGGCTACCTGACGGACGTCCTGACGTCGTATGACGGCGACGAGCAGCGCGTGCAGCTCCGCGAGGTCCCGATCGGCACGATGGCGCTCTCGGCGGTTTTCATGGAGCCCAAGGAAGCCCAGGAAGCGAACGCCTTGCTGTACGGGAGCCAGGCGCGGCCGTTTGGAGTGCCGCTCTGGCAGTGGCGGAACCCTCTCCTCTCGCCCGTGGTCATCGACGACAACACGATCGCAGTCGACACTCAGTACATCCCCTTCAAGGCGGGTGGCCTCGTTTTTCTTTGGCAGGATGCTCGGACGTGGGAGGCGCAGCGGATTGAGAGCGTCGCTCCGGGGCTCATCACCACCACGCTTCCACTCCGAAAGAACTGGGCAGTGGCGGGTACCTGGGTCATGCCGATGGTCTTCGGCCGGCTCTCTCCCGATGAGGGATTCACCTGGCACTCCCGGGACATCGGCGGCGTGCGGCTGGTCTTCCAGATCGACGGATACACGCCGTGAGCACCTATCTCGGGTATGACGTGCTCGACACCGTCGACTTCAATCGCCGAGGTGCGATCGAGGAACGCATCCAGCGGCTCTTCGTCACGCTGGATACCGCGACCGGGAAGATGAGCTCTGACGAGCATTCCCCGGCACCGGCGCCGGTCCGCCCGTTCACCTGGACCGCCTTTGGTCGAGCCGAGATCGCCGAGCTGTTCGATTTTCTGGACGCGCGAAAGGGGCGCGCCGTTCCCTTCTGGCTCCCGAGCTACCAGAAAGACCTCTCGCTCTCCGCGGACGTGCTTCAGAACGACTCCAACGTGACCCTGGCCTGGGTGCGATACACCCAGCAGATGTTCCCGAACACCGCCGGCCGGCGCCACCTGGCCTTCTGGGAACCGAACGTCCCGATGACGTTCCACAAGGTGGTCGATGCGGACGATCCGAGCGATGGCCTGACTGAAACCCTCACGATCACCCCGGTGGCGCTGCGTCTTTATCCCGCCTCCACGACGATCCTCTCGTTCTTAAAACTCTGCCGCCTCGAGGAGGACCTGGTCCGCATGCACTGGCCGACCGTCCAGGTTGTCGAGGCGACGATCATGGTCCGCGAGTTGCCGAAAGAGGCCCCGCTATGAGCCCGTTCGAAGACCTCGAGGAGTCTAAGTTCAGCGGAAAGCCCGTCGAATGCTTCCGGTTCACCCACGGATCCAGGCTCTGGCTCTTCACGTCGTCCGACCGGGAGATCCAGATCCCTGCCGGAGTTTTCGCGCCGGAGGTGATCCGTCGCGGCGGGAGCAGCCAGACCGACGAGGACGCCTCCGGAAACCTGGACATCTTCGTCAAGCGCGACAACCCGGTGGCCTCCCTCTTCGTGGGCTTCCCGCCCGAGAGTTCTGTCAGCCTCATCATCTACCGGGTGCATCGGGGTGAGGAGACGGACCAAAAGGCCATCTGGACCGGGTCAGTCGTCTCGGCGCGTTTCGTGGGTTCCGAGGCGACGCTGGTCGGCTCTCCACTCTCCGCCGGGCTCAAGAGGCGGATCCCGGGCCTCACGTACCAGAACCCCTGCAACCACTACGTCTACTCCACCGGCTGCGGGGCGAACCCGCTCCTCCACCGGGATCCGGTGACAGTGACCACGGTGACGGGCGCCCAGGTGGTCAGCAACGACTTTGCTTTGCGCGCTGACGGCTGGTACGCGGGTGGAAAGCTCGAGATAGCCGGCCGGGCCACCCGCTTGATCGTGGCGCACGTCGGGAACACGGTGACGCTCATGAGCCCGATGCCCGGGCTCCAGTCGCTCGATACGGGCTACGCCTACAAGGGCTGCGATCGGCATCTCACGACGTGCCGGGACGGCTTTAGCAACCTGGACAACCACTACGGATTCGACGCGATCCCGTCCCGGAATCCGCACGATCAGAGATACGCCTGATGGCCTTCGCGCTGGCAGCCTACTTCCTGGTCTGGATCGGCACCGAGTTCCTGAGCGCCCTCCTTAGGCCCAAGAACAACGTGAACCCCGGCGAGATCACCTTCCCCACGGCCGAGGAGAACCGGCCAATCCCCATGGTCTACGGGACCTGCAAGATTGAATCGCCGAACGTCGTCTGGTATGGGGATCTGAGCCAGGATGAAATCAAGCGAGGCGGGTTCCTGGTTTTTAGCCTCGGCGGCGACGTCATCGGCTACTTCTACTCCCTGGGCGTCCAGTACGGCCTCTGCATCGGACCGATTGACGCGATCGTCGGCGTCGAGTTTGACGATCGGCCCGCACCGTACAGTGTCACCGACCACGGCACCTACAAGAGTCTGACCTTCAGCCTGCCGACCTTCTTCGGCGGCGAAGGCCCCGGGGGCGAGGGCGGCCTCGGCGGCACGATGGACTTCTACCTGGGCGGGTCTCTCCAGGATCCCAACGACTATCTCGAAGCCAAGCGCGGGATGGACCTCCCGGCTTACCGCAGCCTCTGCTACGCCGTCTGCCGCCAGATGTACTTCGGTCTGACGCCGCTCCTCAAGAAGTTCAGCCCGATCGTAAAGCGGGTTCCGAACGGCCTCGGGCTGACTGGTGGCAAGCACGACATCGGGGGCGACGCCAATCCGGCCTGCATCATCTACGACGTCCTGACCGCGCCCCAGCACCTGGGAGGTCTCGCGTTCTCGCAGGGCGTGATCGACGTCACGGCGATGCGGGCTGCCGGCGACCAACTCTATGCCGAGGGGCTGGGGCTCTCGATGGTCCTCGACTCACAGGTGACGGGCTGGGACTTCCTGAAGGACATCCTGACCCATATCGATGGGGTCCTCTTCACCGACCCATCGACCGGCCTGTTCACCCTGAAGCTCGTTCGATTCGACTACGACCCGGACGACCTGCTCGTCCTGAACCCGTCGAATGCCAAGCTCACGGCGTTTCACCGGCCGACCTGGGACGAGGTCCGGACCGACGTGCTCGTCAAATACCGTGACCGCGGCGACGGCTTTCAGATCCGGCCAGCGCAGTTCCACGAGCTTGCCGTGTTCGAGCTGCGCGGTGGGCAGTCGTATGTCGAGGAAATGGAGCTCCTCGGATTCTCGAACGCGGCCAACGCTCAGAAGGCCGCGGCCCGGGCCGGCGTCGCCCTCTGTTATCCATGGGCCTCGATGAGCCTTGAGGTGAACCGCCTCGGCTGGAATCTCCGGCCAGGGTCCGTGGTCAAACTCGACTGGCCGCCGCTCGGCATCTTAGGGATGGTGATCCGGATTGGCCACGTGAGTTCCGGAACCCTGGTGGACGGTCGGATGCCCATCGAGGCCGTCGAGGACCTCTTCGCCGTTTCCTGGACGGCGTACACCCCTCCCCCGCCGTCCGGCTGGGTGGATCCGGTCACTGACGTCGAGCAGCTCGAGGACCAAGCGGCCGTCGGCGCTCCGTACGAGGCGGTCAAGATGCTGAGCCCCGGCCCGGAATCTCAGTCCCGCGCACTGGTCATGGCCGCCCGCGGGCCGGGCGTCACCCTCGGATACAAGCTCTATGTTCGACGGACGGACTCTTCCTGGCCGCCGCCCAGCCTGGTCATCACCAGCATGACGCCTGCGGGCCTTCTGGCCGGGTCGATCCCGAAGAACCAGATCGCCTTCACAGTCTCTGACGGGCCGGGCACCGGGAGCCTCACGAATGTCAGCGACGCCGACTTCTCTGCCGGCCGAAACCTCCTCTGGATGGACGACGAGTTCATCGTCTTCAAGACCATCGTTCGGCTCTCTGGTTCGTTCCAGCTGCTCGGGTGCGTCCGGGGCTGTATCGACACCGTGCCCCAGAACCACGGTGCCGGGAAGCGCGTCTGGTTCTTGACCTACGGAGCCGGTCTCGCCAACGTCAACACGGTCCAGGCCCCTGCGGTCAGCCTGAACAACTACTTGCGGTTTCAGGCCTACAACTCTCGATCCGAGATCGACTTCGCCAGTGCGCCTGAGGAGATCCTGCTCACGAAGCGGCCCGACCGCGCCGCGCTCCCGTATGCGCCGACGAAGATCTACTTCAACGGGTTCCCGTACGTGCCCGACATCTCGGGTGAACTCACTGTCTCGTGGGCGCACCGGAATCGACTGGCCTCGTGGAGCTACGCCGACGCCGGGATCACGGCAGCGATCGAACCCGACACGAGCTACACCATCAAGGTTTACGGGGAACTCGGCACGCTGGTCCATACCGAGGCCGGCCTGACTGGCACGTCGTGGACCTATCCGGAGGCGACGGAGATCGCCGAGTCCGGGCTTGGGCGGTTGAACAACCACCTGCGGGTTCAGATCTACTCGGTGCGCGGGCTCGACAGCTCCTGGCAGGCGTTCGAGTGGGAGTTTGATCGGGTGTAGATCGAGCGAAGACGAGCTCACGTCATATCGGGTTTGAATCTACGCGGACGATCCGGGCGACTGTGTGGACTATCACACCCGCGGCGATCTGATGGCGGTTCCGGAGCTCTGGACGAAGAATTCACGTACACCGAGGCGCAGGAGGTAACAGACTTTGATGATGCCCATACGTGTGGAGATCCGAACCTTTAGCTGCCTGGTCTAAGGTCATTCTATTTTTTGACATTTGATGAAACTTCATAAGTTAATGTTATTAAATGACTTACAAGTTCTGTGGAAATCATGGTAGCCACTATCGGGCATCATGGTTATAATTTCCACATGAATCGTCGGCGAGAAGAAGAACGGCGACCTGAGCATCGACTGCTGCGAGTCGCAACGCGACACATCGCGCGAAAAGGTGTGCAGAGCCTTGAAGTGCGAAATCTCGCCAAGGCCGCCGGAACCTCAACCGCACGATTCTACCAGTATTTCGAGTGCCGGGACAAAATCCTCGAGGACATATTCGAAGCTGGTTGGAGCATCATCGAACGGCGGATCTCGGAGCGAGTCATCGTGTCAGCAACACTCGAGGATACGTTGATGGGAATTGTAGAGGGAGCGCTCGACGCTTTTGACGACGACCCGGATGCAGTAAGTGCAACGCTCGTTTTGGGCCAAGTTACGATCGGCCAAGAGGTTCGGAAGCGGCTTCGGAGTACACATGCATTCGGGAGGTTCAGACGGATCACTGACGGACTTGCTGCTCGTATGTCCGCTGAAACGGGAATGCCTGCCGACGAAGCGATGTGGACGTTTGAACTTTGGTTCGGCGCGATTGCTCGAGTTTTTTATCTTCGGACGCCTCTCGGTAAGCGGCGGTCTGAGGAAGACAAGAAGGCCATTCTAGCGACAGTTCGCCGAATGCTGATGGGAGGATTGATCATGTCCGCAGGCGTGGGCGGCGCCGGACATCCTAGCAATGATTAGGATCTTGGGGGTCGTCTGCTTGTCTCTGGCTAGAGAGGCCTGCGTCCAGGAAACCAGACCTTTGGGCCTGGCTGCCAACCTAGGCGCCGGATCGCGGACGACCCCCTTAATATCTTCGGTCAATGCTCGGCTCGTGTATACCTCAATTGTCTCAGAGCCAAGTAAAAGTATCACAACAACTTCCACATGGAAGTCCATAACATGATGCGGCGCAGCCTACACCCGGCGCCAGCCCGCCGCAACGAATTTTGTTGAAGTACCTGCCGGAAATCGTTATTCTCTTGATCGGCAGTCAGGTTCCGGAAAAGGAGTTCAGTATGTTTTTCAATCCCCGCACCAGCAGTTGGCGGCCACCCTCCCTCGTCGTCATCGGCACCGTAGTCCTCCTTGCTGTGACAGTCAGCAGCTGCACGGACCGCCAGGAAGCCGTCTTGAACACGGGGGCGCCCGGCGCGGCTGTCGAGCACGTGACGTTGGAGTTCCAGACTCCCGTGTCCCTCGATGAACTTCAGCAGATCTCCTCGAGCCGTGGCCTCAAGGTCGAGGAGATCCGCCTCGTCTATCCGGAGTTCACCTCTGGCTACACCGTCGAAGGGCGGGATCTCGGCTCCGTCAGGGAGGACCTGATCTCGCAACACGAACAGTTCCTCCGCGTCCTTGCCTCCCAGGAACTGAACGACGATCCTTTGTCCGTCTCTCTCCGGGATGCGCGTTCGCGCGCCGTCACTCTCCTCTCTTCCGATTTCTCGCGCGAAATCAAAGTCTCGATCGTGACTTTTGATGGGCAACTGGACGAGGACTTGGAGAGTACCCTCGGCGCGAAGGTTCGTGACGACTTGATCGGCTTTGCGGGTGAATCTGGATCTGCGGACTCCCCGCGGCACGGATCTGAGTTGAATCTGGAGCCCAAATCCCTTTGGCACGAGTCGTGGGCCCCCTATGCTGGTACAACTGTGGTGCCCGGCGGCTATACGTACAACACGTTCTTTTTCAACAACACGAGCCGCCTGAAGACCGACTTCGCCACGTACGAGCACGAAACGCAAATCTACAACGGCAACTTCGCCAACTACGGCGGCTACTGGTGTACGAATATGCCGAACGGATACAAAGATACATCGTTCGGAGACAGCATCGACAACTTCACCGTCGGATGCTCGAGGGCCGAGAATCTTGCTGCGAATACGAGATACTTGACGTACATGTCGTTGACTCGCGGAAGTGCCGCATCGGCAACTTGTCGCATCAAAGGCCAGATCGGCCAGCGTCGGCCCAGTTTCTGCACGAGTCCGTGGTGCATCTGGCCAGTGGCAACATCTGGAACGATGGCCTACCTCACGCTTCCCAATAATGGATACTCTTGGCAGTACTAGGCTAGGCTGACAATCATCAGAAAGAGGGGGAGGGAGTGATCTCTCCCCCTCTTTCTTGTTCGTTCGAACACCAAGGTGGGAAAGCTGCATAGCAGTCGCCTTCGATACGGGCCACCGCTGGCAGACTGGATTTGGACGCTGGGTCAGCGACCTAGGCGTCCCCCGCACCGTGGCCGCCCTGGCCAAGGATCTCGCGACCTCCGAGCCATCAATCAGGCCCTCTGCGAGTGCTTTCAGGCTTACGCGCTCCCTCCCGGCGCCCACTTCAAATCAAAGTGTCCCCATCAGCGGGGGCTCCACCCCTATTCCCCTTTGGCGGATACGCCTTGCGGCGCCGAGGCCCGACGTTTCGAGCTTTCGCCGGGTATGTAAGCACCAGAGGCAGTGTCTCCGGAGAG